GCGCATCTTCCGGGCTAATCGAAAGCTGAACCCAGTCCATGCCTCGGTCGAGCAGCATGGGCCGCCCGGCATTGATGGCGCCTGCAAACTTCTCCTGCAGCAGTTCCTCGGCTTGTTTGCGCTGATCTAGTGTCAGCGTGTCTGCCGTCTTCAGGAGGCCCGAAGGCCGGACTCCGTTTCGGAACGTATCGCCTGAGGCGCGTTCAATGGCTTGGGCCAACCCAAAGGTTTGGCGGCCAAACGACAATGTCGAGAGCCCGCCCAGCGGATTGCCGCCAAATCCGCGGATGTGAAGCATATTTTCCTGGGCAGCGACCAAACGGATACCGTTGTCAGACCATTCATACTGCAGACTGCCGTCACGCAGGCGGCGAACAGTCATTATTTCCGGAGCGATGGGCACACTGAGCGCTATCACTCGGCCATCGCTGGACCTTATGATCTCGGCATAGGCGTTACCGCCAAGTTCGATACAAGCACAGATGAACTCCCAAAAGTCGACCGCGGTCTGATCAGCGTTCGGGCTGTTATGTAAAATCATGTACAGCGGATGATCGGTTGCAACCACCCTCGCGCCGCCCCGGGTTCGGTAGACCATGAGCGGTAGCGAAGCGATCGTGCCGGCAAGCAGGTTGACGCAGGCCCAAGCTGAAGCGAGGCCCAACACCGAGGCGGTGGATACCACTTCGCCAGTAGTAGTCATGCGGCCACCGACTGCCTGGGTAAGGCGCGGATCGGTAAGCCCTATCGAGCGGGCGACGTATCCGAGCGCCTTTTGAAATAGGTTCATGCGTGCAGGCTCTTTAGCCAGTCATCGATCGAGCCGGAGGTGTCGCCTGCCATTGCTGCCCCCACTGCCATACACAGCGCCACAGCTGCGTCGATCTTGTTGATGGCCCGCTGCTTGGAAAGCCACTTGTTGTCCCAGCGATCGGTCTCAGTGACTGCTGACATCATTGCCGATATCAGCACCGGATTGCGCTTGAGGCGGATCCGACCTTCAAGGATCAGTTCTTCTAGATGCCGCAGTGAGCCTGGCATCCATAGTCCTTCGCTCATCCCGTCCTTTGGTTTACCGCGTTTTGTACCGCCTTGTGGGTGTTCGACAAAATTGACCGATAGGCCAAGGTCACAGACTTCCTCTTCAAATCGGCGAAACGCATAACGGTCGTAGGCCACGGTCTCGACGCGGTAATCGCTGTCCAGTTCAGCCAGCGCCTGCGCCACTTGCCGCAAGCTGATGTTCTCGCCTTGGGGCGCATTCAGAAATCCGCCAGCGACCCATAAGTCATAGGGCTGCTTGTCGCGCAGCACCCGCGCCGACAGCGTATCGCCCGGCGTCCAGACCTCGACCCAAGCATCAAAACACGGCTTGCCATCCTTTTCGCCATTGCGCTGGACGCCGGCCAGTGCAGTCAAATCCCGGTTCTGGCTGAGGTCCAATCCAAGCCAGACTGGTTGTCCCCCTTTAGGATCGAACTCGGCCAGCAATGGTTCCAGCGTCGAACGCGCCATCCAGGCGGTTTCGGCATCGGTCCAGATGCAAAAGTGAAGCCGCAAGATCCCGTTCAATTGGCCCGGGATGGCTTTAGCCTGGGCCACAACTTCGGAGAGATACTGCTCGGTGATCGTAACGCCCAAGAGTGGGTTAGCCTTGATCCAGCAACTGGGATCAGTCAGCGGATCGTCGTCCTCATCGAGCGCGCAGACATAGCTGAAAGTCGTATCGTCGATGACTTGGCCGAGGTAAGTCGGGTCCAGCACCGCATCGGGATTACCGGCTGCCACCCGCACCCCGTGTTCGTGTTCCTCCCATGCGACTGAATTTCGGTTTGATCCCGAATTGGTAATCATGAACAGCAGCGGATCGCGGCGGAACTTGAAACCGCGCTCCAGCATTTCGATAATCGAGCGGTCCGGTAGTTCGTGGACCTCGTCCGCTAATACAAAGTAAGGTCGAGGGCCTGACCCTGTCTTGCCCGTATCGCGCGACACCGGGCGGAAGAAACTGCCCGACGGCAAATGCGCTATGTTGAACTCGCGGCCCGGACCGCCGGAGAACTCCAACCGACGGGCCAGCGCTGGGGATTGCCGCACCATCTTTACCGCGTCACGGAACAGGATGTTGGCCTGCTCCTTTTTGGCGGCAGCCGCATAGATCTGAGCGCCCGCCTCCTTGCAGGCTGTCATCCCATAAACGCCAATACCACCAGCAATCGGCGACTTGCCGTTGCCTTTGCCCTGTTCGATGTAAGCCCGGCGAAACCGGCGCCTGCCATCCTTGCGCTTCCAGCCAAATAGCGAGCCGATAATGAAGGCCTGGCTTGGTTCCAGCTGGAAAGGCTGGCCCTCGAACTGGCCTTCGGAAAGCTTCAGTACCTCCTCGAAAAAGGCAAAGGCATGATTGGCGGCCGCCTGGTCGAACCAGATGCCATCCTTGCGCTTCAGGTCCGCGATGTGCCTTTGGCAAGAGTTGCGAACATGCGGCCCGGCGATAGTCTCGCCTGACACGACGGCCCTGGCATAGGCCAGTGTCCGATCAGGCGAAGAACCGGTCGGCGGGATCTGAGCCTTCTTCTGGCGGTGTTGCTGCGATCCTGCTCCTGGCACTGGGCGTCATCCCGAATTCTGCAGCGTAACGCATCATGTCCGCCGCGGCCTTGTTGGCGGTGCCCACCAGCGGGTTCTGGATCGCGTTGCCGTTTGATGTTTTGATCATAAGCCCGCCGGTCAGCTGGTCCTTCTCGGCCATCTTGGCGATTGCCCGTTCGGCCTGGACCCAGCGGGCATAGGCCTGCGCGTAGGCCGCGAGTGCCGCCCGATCGATCTCGGAGAGAACGCCCAGATTGTATAGATCCGTTGCGACCCGGTTCCATTCCTCGACCGCGTCGGCAGTGAGGTGGACTGGCGGCACGGGTATCGCAGCTTTGGCCTTGGCTTCTTTGCGGTTCAGCGCCCGTTTGCCGGGATTGCCGGTGACCAATTTGAGATGGGTGGGCTTGGGTTTTGTTCCGGGTTTCATGGCAAGGTGCCTTCCGCTATGTCTCGCGCCTGACCACTTTCAAAACTCCCAGACTTGAGGACACGACGATATTTGAATTTCTGATCATGGCTGCTGCCGCAGTGATTGCACCGCAGGGCACAACGTTTACTTGCACGCCGACCCGCGTCTGGGACGGTGATGGGCCGGTCTGGTGCGCCGAAGGTCCGCGTATCCGCCTGTCCGGCATCGCTGCGCGTGAAAGCGACGGTAGCTGCAGGTCCAATCAACCATGTCCGCGTGCCTCAGCGGAAGAAGCTCGAGATGCGCTGGTAAGGCTGATCGGCCGCCCGGTCGGCGTGTCACGTGAAGGGCATATTCTTGTAAGCGGTCCGGCAATGCAGTGCCGATCTGAAGGTGGTGCCGGTGGTTCGCGGACGGCTGCTTGGTGCGTGTCGCCGAAATCTGGCGATATTTCTTGCGCGATGGTCAGGGGTGGCTGGGCTCTACGATGGGATCGGTATTGGCGGGGACATCGCTGCTGAAGATCCCAGCGATGTCGTCGAATGTCCGGCCATCGCCTTCGAGGGTTGCAGCCTTGCCGGTAAAATCCTGCCAGCGTTTAATAGTCACATCGACGTAGGCCGGGTTGAGCTCAATCGCGTGGACCGAGCGGCCAGTCATTTCGCCGGCGATGATGGTAGTGCCAGACCCTGAAAACGGCTCGTAGACCGCTTGGCCTGCGCAGGAATTGTTCTCGATCGGGCGCTTCATGCACTCGACTGGCTTCTGGGTCCCATGTCCGGTCTCATTCTTCTTCGGCTTGGGAATGTGCCAGATGGTAGTCTGCTTCCGGTCGCCGGCCCAGTGCCCCTTTGCGCCCTTTTTGACGGCGTACCAGCAGGGCTCATGCTCCCAGTGATAGTCGCCCCGAGAAAGGACTAGCTGGCCCTTGTCCCAGATGATCTGGGAACGTAGCAACAGATCGCAGGAAGCTAGGCTGTCGCCGACAACACCGGCAAACAGTCCGGCGTGCCAGACATAGGCGACGTCACCCGGAAACAGTGCCCAGGCCTCGCGCCAGTCGGCCTTGTCATCGTTCAGCACCTTGCCTTTGGCGGTTCCGGATGCGGCAACGCCGGCCTTTTCGCGCCAGGCGGGATCATACTCGACGCCGTAGGGAGGATCGGTGACCATCAGGTGGGGTGAAACGCCGTTCAGCGCCTTGGCGACGGTGTCGGCATCGGTGCTGTCGCCGCAGACCAGCCTGTGCTTGCCAAGCAGCCAGACATCACCGGGCTTGGCGACAGGGTCGATCGGCGCTTCCGGAACAGCGTCAGGGTCGGTTAGGCCGTCGGTCTTTTCGGTCAGCAGCTTGGATAGCTCGTCGTCCGAAAAACCGGTCAACATCAGGTCGAAATCGAAACCCTGCAGATCGCCCAGTTCGACGGCCAGCAGTTCAAGGTCCCAGCCGGCGTTCAACGCCAGCTTGTTGTCGGCGATGACGTAGGCCTTTTTCTGGGCCTCGCTCCAGCCCTTGGCGACCATGGTCGGTATCTGCGTCAGCCCCAGCTTGCGCGCAGCAAGCAGACGTCCATGGCCAGCAATCAGCCCGCCATCTTCATCGACGAGGATCGGATTGGTCCAGCCCCATTCACGGATTGAGGCAGCGATCTGCGCAACCTGTTCATCCGAGTGCGTGCGGGAGTTGCGCGCATAAGGCGTGATCTTCTCTATCGGCCAGAACTCACTGCTCTGGGCCGGCCAGTTCTGATCCATAAATATCCTTGGATAGCGTTCGGCCGCGGAAGCCTTCAGGCTCGCGGCGCGTGG